TACTGGACCATCGGGAGTGAACTGAGCAATTAATTCTGAAACATTTTTTCTAAAGTCAACTCCAAAAGGACCTGGGGTTTGTATTCTAAGTCTTCCTGTTATATTATTAATATATGAATTAAAGCCATCATGATAAATCTGTAAGTCATTACCAATACCAAATTGTGTTGGTGTGTTGTCTGAGAAACGAACATTATTATTAAATGTGGTCACACCAGAAACTTTCAATCCACCCTGAACTGTGGTGACACCCACAATATCAAGGTTGCCTCCCATATTGACCGTACCAGAAATATCTACTTCACTTAAATTAGTCTGACCAGTAGTACTAATACCTGGAATACTAACCTCTCCAGGATCATTTGAAATATCAATAGTAGCAATACCATTAGAGACTGTCGCTGTTACACCGACACCAACGAAGTTAATCGTAGTTGCAGTTCCGACAACAACTCCCTCTTCCTTAAATCCAATACCAGCGGATGCAGCAGGAATAACTCCAGTCAGTCCAGAACCATCTCCAACAAAACTGGTTGCAGTAATAATACCACCAACCTTTGCGTTCTCAGTGACTTTAAGGTCACCCATAACATCCAGTTTTCTTTCAGGAGATACACTACCGATGCCCATAGCACCAGAAACATATGCACCACCAGTAACTTGAAGTTTCTGATCAACCGTTCCTGTTGTACTTGCAGAACCGATTACAAAATCTCCATTAGGTGACTTGACAAGACCAGAACCTGCATCTAATTCAATACCACCAGTACCATCAGTACCACCCTTGAGTGATAGTCCATGTTGATATCTTATTTGTACTTCACTTCCACCAGTAGCCTGTTGGTTTCTAAGATTTAAAGTTGCATCTTTTCTGTAAATATCTTGACCATCAATAATGATCTGGTCACCACCACCGATATGAACACCACCTCTGACATCTAGGCTGTTCTGTGGCAGTAAGGTATTGATGCCAACGTATCCAGTAGATTCTTTGACCCTAAAGTTTCCTGGTCCTTCGATTCTATTCTGGAAGGTTGCAATTCCTGTAGACTTAAGGACTGTTGCAGTGAAGATACCTACATTAAAGGTTCCGAATGTGGCACCCGTACTGTGAATAGAAGAACTACCAATATCAAATCCACTGGAGTGTACTCTAGTATCACCAACATAAATTCCGTTGCTATGTGATAGTGTTACACCAGTACCAACACTCAGTTCATTATTAGTACCGTCAATCGTTACTGAAGATTCGCCAACGGTAAGAATACCGATAATTCTTGCATCACCTAGAACAGCAAGTGCATGAGATCCTGGATCAGTTCCAACTCCTAGAGAACCGAATACACTTGCACCATATCCAGTAGTTTCAATTCTCTTGACATTATTATAGAAAAGATTTACCTGACCATCATTGATGAAAGATGCGATAGTTTCTGCACCAGTTTCATCGAAGAAGTAATAACTACCAGAGTTTTTGAATTTAATATCACCAGTAGCATTTTCGATTCTACTGTCTATACCATCATGATAGAACTGGAAGTCATTACCTGTACCTACATTTAGTTTTGTGGAATCAGGAATATTAACATCACCAGTGAAGGTAGATACTCCACTTACATTTACATCATCTAATTCAGTATGCCCATCTACATCTAAAGATCCATTAGCATCAATAGCACCAGAAACAGTCAAAGAACTTAAAGTTCCAAGTGACGTGATATTAGGTTGAGCAGCAGTATTAACTGTTCCTGCCAAATTACCAGTAAATGTAGTAGCAGTAATAGCACCACTTACATTTACATCATCTAACTCAGTGTGTCCATCTACATCTAGAGATCCATTAGCATCAATAGCACCAGTGAAAGTAGAAACACCAGAAACATTTAAATTATCAAGTTCTGTATGTCCTGTTACATCAAGTCCACCAGAAGTTACAACAATACCACCACTATCTACCTGAACACCTGATCTTGCAGTAATCAATCCAATAGCATCAATATTAGTTACATCTTCATATGTTAATGTTCCACCAATTGATACGTTACCAGTAAAAGTAGCAGTGCTTCCTGAAATAGGACCAAAGGTTGTTGCATTTAATGTTCCAGCAGTTACAACACCTGCAGTGACATTAGAGAGAGTGGACTGTCCCGTGGCATTTAAAGAGGTGGTAGCCACAGAAACAATGTTCTGTAACGCACCACCTGAAGTTAATCTTATCTGATCATTTACTCTTATTGGTCCAAGGACATTTAATGCATTGGCAACTACAGTACCACCAGTAAAATCCCCACTGAAACTATTAGCAGTTACTGCACCAGATACTTGAACATTTGCAGCCGTTAGAGTTGCTGCAGTCAATATACCTGATAAATTGATATTAGGTACATCCAGAGATGTAGCGGTTAAGATTCCAGAAAGTTTTAACTGCGTAAGAGTTGCAATACCAATAGAAGTTCCGTCACCCAGGGCCTCATAGAGTTCTCGGAAGTTATCGTTTGTTTTTATTGCACCTATTAAGAGGGTATCGCCTTGTCCATCATTAGGTGTGAATCCAGTTACAATACCTTGAAATGCCATGGAGACCCATTTATAAGACTATCCGTCTAAGTATTTAGGATCTGTTACCCCACTGTATTTCTGGGTATGCATCCGATACATTTTTCTTACTAATTTTATATTTGGTCTGCAGATTATGATCCTTAGTAAGCAAAAGAAGTTCCGCTTCTAGAGGATGAAGACCTTCTAGGATATTGATAAACATAGTCTCTCTCTTCATAGATGAGAGTCCGTCGTTACCACCTTTAATAAAGTTGTAAAAATATTTGTATTCTTTTCTGATAGAAGTCTGACCCTGATCTTGTGACCCAAGAGATTGGGAACCAAGTTCACTCATCATACTTACAGCAGTTTCAATCCTCTCACCCAATGTCCCAGAATAAGAAGTTTGTTGTTTAGTGCTAGCAAATGGTGCAACACCTTCGGGAAGCAGAGAGATTACACTCTCATCAAAGTTCCAAATTAAAAGAGTCTGCAAAGAAGGATCACTGTACGTTCTCAGTACTTCAGCCTTCTTTGCATTAGTTCTTTGTTTTGATACAAGATTTAGAACTTCAAAAGCGAATGGATTCGCAGGGAGTCTCTCAATATTATCAGAGACTTTAATCGAAGTAGCCATAATTTAAATCATTTTCTAGTATTTATAGCTTGAATCCAGCGAAGGTATCCTTCTCAACGTCTTGTTTGATACCACCAACAACATAAGATTCTACCTCTGTTTCTTGGGGTGCAACCTGAAGACCCTTAGAAGAGATCCAGTGTTCAGTCCAAGGAAGAGGATTATTCTTTGCGGGAATATCATAAATGGGTTTCAAACCAATCGCCTTCATACGACGATTTGCAATCCACTCAACATACTGTGCGAGAAGTTTATCGTTTAGGCCGATCATAGATCCATCTTTGAACAGATACTCTGCCCATGCCTTTTCCTCTTCAACAGTTCTCTTGAACATATCGATGATTACGGATTCTTCCTCTCTAGCAATCTCTTCCATTTCTGGGTCATCCCCGTCACGCCATTTGTTGAGGATGTTTTGAGTAATGACAAGATGTTGATTTTCGTCTCTGGCGATGAGAGAGATGATTTTAGCGGATCCTTCCATAAGTTTGAGTTCACCAAACGCAAACGAGCAAGCGAACGAAACATAGAACCTGATGCCTTCGAGAATATTGACATTGGCGACTGCACGATAAAGTTTCCTCTTCAATTCTTTTGATTCCCACGCAGCAGTAGGGGAGTCTTTGAACTCTCCTTTCCACATATTACCTGTGTCATACAGGTGTGCTGCCTCAACAAACTCATTATATGCAGAAGTTACTGACTCTGCACGAGCAACAATCTTGTCATCATCCAGAATGTGATCGAAGACCTCGCCAGGATCGGCATATACATTCTTGATGATATATGTATATGAACGGGAGTGGATCATCTCCATGAACTCCCATACAGTCATGCACGCCTCTAGTTCAGGGAGTGAACAGTAAGGGATAAAAGCCATCCCAGGACCACGCCC